GACTTCCTGCAAAGGGTTCCGCTGATTGAAGAGTGGATCAAGTCTTTGCGCCGCCATGCCAACAACATACTTGACGCTGGCGCGGAACTTCCCGGCTACAAGCTGGTTGAGAAACGACCGACCCGCCGCTGGCGTGTTGAAGAAGAATTTGTGGCTTGGGCCACAGAAGAAGGTCTGGATGACGACGACATCTACGAAAAGAAGTTGAAGTCGCCACCTCAGATCGAGCGTGTTGTAGGTAAGAAGAACTTGCCTGCCTCGCTCGTCATAGCTGTATCATCCGGCACATCAATGGTCGCTGATACAGATAACCGTCCGGCTGTTGCCCTGTTGGCAGCAGACGAATTCACCGTTGAATAAGGAAAAACCGATGTCAAAAGTTATAACGCCAGAAGCAATCATCTCTTATCCGCATGTGTTCGAACCACAGATACCGCCCGGTGCAAGTGAGCCAGTATATTCTTGCTGCCTTGTATTCCCTGACGGCACTGACATGTCTGAACTGAAAGCGGTTGCGGCGTCTGTTGCTAAAGAAAAGTGGGGAGACAAGACCAAATCATTGATGGAAGGCGGCAAAATCCGTATGCCTTTCCGCAACGATGGCGAAGAGAAGGGCTACCCAGAAGGGTCGATCTTCATGAACGTCAAGTCAAAGCAAGCTCCTGGTGTAGTCAGCAAGTTTGCTGGTGAGAACGGCAAGCCCGCCCCGATCACAGACCCCAAGGATATTTATCCAGGGGCCAAAGTGCGTGCTTCGCTGCGCGCCTATGCGTACAGCGTCAATGGCAACAACGGCGTTGCCTTTTCGCTAGGCAATCTTCAGAAGGTTGGTGACGGCCCCCGTATGGACGGCCGTCTGTCAGCTTCGGATGAGTTCACTGCAACGGAGCGTCCGTCCGCAGACATCTCGGACTTAGACGATTTGCTTTAAGTGAAGGGAAGGGCCGAGGAGTTGGAAGTCACCTCGGCCCTTCTTAATCTAACGCCTCAGAAATCATCTGGGCTTTCTTGGCTAGGGTCTTAGCCACAATCTCATCAACAGAATTGACAAGGCCAAACGTCCGCACGATGACGGGCTTTGTCTGGCCGATACGGTGGCAACGCTTAGCGGCCTGTGCGTTCACTGCCGGAACCCAATCCATCTCCACAAACGCCACCTGATTCGCAGCCGTCAATGTAATGGCTGTCGAACAGGCCGTGATCTGGCCGATGAATACGCGCACCTTTGGGTCGTCTTGGAAGTTATCAATCGCGGCCTGACGGTCGGCTGTCGCCATACCGCCTGCAACTACCACAGGATTGAAGTCTTTGAGCCTATCGTACAGCGTCTGGATTGCGTCAGTGTGGAAGGCGAAGATCACGATCTTGTCGTAGGCATCATCAGCCAACTCGCCCGCTATCTGTGTGGCGATGGGCGCTGCCTTGGCCGTACCAGTCAGCCGACGCAGTGACGCGATGTGAGGGGCAAGGCTCTCGATCTCGGAAGACAAGTCCTGATTGGTAAGCGAATGCGCGAGGATCATGTCAACGGCTTCAGCTTGGCGTGGATCGTCGATGTGTTTCCTGTCGCTCCAGTTGTCAATCTCAACTGGTGCAGTTTGCCACCATATTGGAGGTAAATCTTTTAAGACAACCTCGCCCTTACGGCGTAGCATGATTGACTTTAGCACGGTCTTGAACTCATCCATGCGTTCCGTCTTATTGCCAAGGATTTGCAGACCGAACTGTCCGCTCCATGTCTTGCAGAAATACGTTGTGTATTCGGCGACGTTTAGAGGGTACTTCCATATAGCCTTGAGATGCGTCCAGAAATCGCTGACGTTATTAGGAATGGGAGTACCACTAAGAAGCCAAACACGATCAGCAAAACGAACAAGCCCATCGCCGCGACAGTACTGGCCATATAGATACTTTGTGCGCTTAGCAGTCCTATTCTTGAGAAAATGCGCCTCGTCCAGAACAAGAACGTCTGGTTCAAACTTGGCAATCTCATTTCGCACCTCCTTCGATTGCGTTATCTTATCGTAGCTAAAGACTTTCACTTCGCGCTCGACTGTTCCCCACTTCTCAAACTCACGACGCCAGTTAATCTTGGCGATAGCGGGGCAGATCACAACGACCTTTGTCAGGCCAAGTGTATCACACGCTGCGATAACTTGAAGTGTTTTGCCAAGGCCCTGCTCATCCGCAAGGAATGCGGCGGGGTTCTTACAAAGAAAGTCTGCGCCGACTTTTTGGTAATCGAATAGGTGGTTCATTTTCTCTCTCTCCCGCGTAACAAGCAAGAAGCGCAGCCTCTGCCCGTCCGTCGTCCTTCTTGCGTGCAAAGAGATGGGCATAATCGGGGAACAACTCTTGTGCCCGCTGCCGACTACCGTCCTTCCCTCCAAACGTGCGCATAGACTTAATCCAAGTTGCAGGCGGTATCAACTCAAAAGGTACAGACAGGCCAGCAAGGACACCTTCGACGATACCAGCGGCACGGCCAAAGCTAAACATCGAGGACACACCTTGCCCTGGCATGGCGTGAACCTTCTCGATAAGAGCGGAAGTATCTGGAGTTATGTAGCTACGCAAAGCATTGGCCAGCATGTGCGCGTCAACCTGATTGACGACACGCGGCCCACGTTTGACTTTAAGAGTAGGCATGTCGATGATGACAAGTTCTCGGCTATCCTTATCCAGAATAGCTACGGCTCCAAACGCACCAGGGTCAACTCCCATGAACTTCATGGGCAGTGCATACAGTATTAGAAGCTAGTTCGCAAGTTACTGCGTGGCCCCAAAGACTTACGGTGGCGAAGCCCGTCGGGTTTGTGGCGACGCTTAGACTTAGGCTGCGGACGCCATGACATATCCTTAGCACCACTCTTCTTGGCCATTACTCGCCTACGCTCATTTGAGTAGCACTCGAAGCCCCACCAGTAGCTGCCGCACCCGCAACAAACTGATTAATTAGTTGAGTTTTCTTGCTACCCGACGCTTGGCTAATACGCAGAAGCAAATCGCGTGCAGGCTTACTTTCGTAGAACTGTTTGGCAGCACCAAATGCGGCTGACGTCGCTAATCCTACCCCAGCCGATACCCCTGCGCCTTGGCCAAACATCGAACCGAGGACTGTACCTAAACCGCCGAAACCACCCATTGTAGCAAGCGGCACAAGCTGTTCACCCGTGCGCGGCAAGAACTGGGCAGATTGGGCGCGGCTAGTAGCGCGTAGAACTTCGGCTAGACCCTTAACGCGGCGCATATCAGAAGCACCAAAGAACTGCGAGAAATTGTCCGATAGGCCCATGACTTCACGAGCAAACTTATTCGGGTCTACATCGCCGGTTTCCTTATTCATCGCACGCTTTGCAGCGTCCTGAATAAGCAGAAGGCGGGCGCTTTCACGGCCGTCTTTGCTGAGGCTTGTGAATAGCGTGCGAACATCGGCGGGCTTGCTGCTGGTTATCATCTTTGTCACCAGAGTTGGATCAAACTCGCCTTTATTCAGCACGTTCTTCAACCCGCCAACACGCAGTTCATCCGCAGTACGGGCCAACTTTGTATTTGCTACTTTCCAAAGATTGAAGTCATTGGCTGTGCCATTTGCCTTGATATAGTCGCCCATATCTTCGTTAAGCGCAGTATAGACTTTCTGGAATGCTTTCTCAGACTTATCTGGGATCGACGCAAGATTAGGGTCGCTCTTTAAGTTAAACAGCGTTTTGCGGTTAGCCTCAATCTTAGCAAGATCACCTGGCCCAGTAAGACTTTTGCGAACATCTTCAAGTTGGCGAACCAAGGGGCCAAGCTGCTGCGGAAGGTTTTCCGCTTTCAGATTGCTTAGCAGTCCATCAATCGCTGAAACTGATTTCGTTGCGGCAACGTCACCGCTACCAGCAAACTGCGCGATTACGTTCTTCTTCATAGTGTCGTAGCGATTAATTGTAGCCGCACGGGTCTGGTTCAAATTGCTCACAACTTCAGACGCAAGGTCGCTGTCTACGCTGACACCGTAGTCCGCTAGAAGATTTTCAACGGCGTTCTGACGAGCAACTTGCTGATCACGGCGCATTCCAGCCGTACCAAGCGGCATAACTTCCCCAGCCGACTGCGTAAACTGCGCCATGCGGGTGGTAGGCGGCATGACATCGCTAGTCATGACTGGGATGTCGGCTTGACGGCCAGCGGCGATGATCTGTTCTGGAGAGATTTGCTGTCCAGAAAAACGACCAGCGGCTGGGACGTTTGTGCGAGGCGCGCCAGTAAATGTACCCGCGCCACCTGGCAGAAAACGATTGGCAAGCGCACCACCAGCTAACGCACCAAGACCGCCAATAGCAGCGCCTTGAAGACGATTACCTTGGCCAGCTTCTCCGCTACCGTACAGCGCACCGTATGCAGTTTCACCAATAAGTGGTGCGGCTGCGGCAAGTCGAGTGCCAGCCAGAATACCCTGCGCACCGCGAACAGCCGGAATAGCCGCCATAGCACCGCCAGTTAGTTCGCCAACAAATGACGAAACTGGGGCTGCTTCCCGAAGATAATCTTTTGCGGCGGGGTCTATGCCGTAGCCTGCGGTAAGAGCATTAGCCGCACCACCGAAATAACCAGCGGCCGTTTGTCCAGCGCCAGTCTTTAGCAGTTCGCCAAGTAGACCTTGCACCGCGCCCGTTTCGCCAGTTGGCGTAACAACAAACTGCATAGGCCCGCGCTGTTCCGCAGCCTTACGAACAACGTCAAGATAGGCCGGGTCAAGCTGGCGGTTGTAACGCTGCCCGACAGACGCTATTTCTGCAAGGATTTGATCTGGAGTTTTTCCGGCGCTGATACCCTCGTTATAGACCCCCTGAATTTCGGTCTGAAGCGTGCGGTCTTCGACCGTAAGCTGTGCTGCACCAGCCGTAGCAGGAGCGAGCTTACCCGGCGTAGCACCAGCTTCCGAAATAACTGCTTTAGCGGGGGCAAGCGATGGCGCGAGAGTGATACCCTGCTTGTCGGGATCGCCACCCGCATCCGCCACAAGACCGCGATAGGTATCGGCAAACGTATTATATGCCTGCGCCCGCGAACCGTAAATGCTGAGAGCA